ATATCACGATAACCGAAAGCGGAGCTAGCATAATCGCAAAGGTAGCAGACGAAAACAAAAAGATACTTGATAGCTTTGAGATAAACCGCAAGGATGCAAGCGGAGTGCTTGAAATAATGAGAAAGTGGAACGAGAAGCACAAAGACGATGACACAAGGGGGCTATTTTGAGGCTAACTAAAAATAAAAAAGGAAAAGAAATGGTACTAAATTATGCAGTTTACAAATTAGATCTTGATGATATTGAAAATAGCAGCGACTGGTTTGATAAAGACGGATGTCTCAAATATAAGGAGAATTATTTATTTAAGACTTTATGTGAAAGCGGAGCCTTAGAGAACGCTCAAATAGTTGCAGTGTTTTTTGATTGTGATGATGCTATCCAGTTTTGCAAAAAACAAGGTCTTAGTACAAACTCTTATTATTTTTATTTTTGCACTCGTGACCACTACTCATTAGATGCAGAAATGGGCGAATATGTAGAGGTGAGGTACTAATGAGATTAACACGAAGTGAAAACAGATCCTATCAACTAAGGCTACTTGAAGCATACCCACTTTGCCAAATATGTGAGGAACAACAAAGCATAGAGTGCCACCACGTACGCTATGGCAGATTTGGAGCAGATAAAGACGACAGCAAGCAAATAGCCGTTTGTAGAGAGTGTCATCAATGGTGTCACGCACACAAACACGAAAGCATAGAAAAATATGAGGAGGTAGCAGATGAGAATTGGCAACGTTTCGGTGATTGCTAGGAGCAAATATGGCAACAAAAAAACCAAGGGCTTTGATAGCGCAAAAGAGTGGCGCAGAAACCAAGAGCTTGAAAATATGCAACGAGCAGGCGAGATAAGTGAGCTAAACCGCCAAGTGCCTTTTATACTTATGCCAAGCTACACAATATCAGATGAAACAACCAAGCAAGGCTTTAGAACGATACGTGAGATCAGATACATAGCGGATTTTACATACCGCCTTAAAAATGGCAAGAGGATAATAGAGGACGTTAAGGGAATGCAGACGGACGTTTTTAAAATCAAACGAAAACTGCTAGAGAGAAAAATAGCCCTTGGAGTGATAGAGGGCGAGTTTAGGATTTATTAATGCCTAGAACAATCATAACTTCTGAGCAATGGGCTAAAGCAAAAGAGTATTTCGAAATTGGGTTAAGCCTATCAGACATAGAAAATAGAACTGGCATAACAAAAGGGGCGATAAGCAAGAAAAGCACAGCTGAGAAATGGCAAAGAAACGATGCAAAGAAACGTTTATTATCCCAAGTTGTCGAAGTAGCTACAACTAAAGAAACAATTTTGGAAACACCAGTTTCTATTGAGGTGCATAATGAGCTAGTGAATGAGAAGACTAGGCATTTGCTCTATTTTCAAAACGCAGCGCTCAGAAATCAAAAGAAAGCGGACGAGATGCTAGAGGTGAGCGATAGGATAGCAGACGTTGAAGCCCATAGCAGGATCACGGCTAGAAACAAAGAGACTGTGCTAGGGCGTGAGGCTGATACGGTGATCAATAATGCAAACGTGCAAAGCGAGCAAAAGATAATCATTGAGCGAAAGGAGCTAAAAGGTGATACAGAGAATTAAGGAGTGGTATAGAAAAAAGCAAATAGGCGAATATTTTGTAGTTGCCTTTGTTGTATTTTTTTTCTTTTTTATGCTAATTGGGGGGATGTGGCTTGAAGCAGCAATAAAGGGGCTAAAAATATGGATGATGGACAAAATATGGTTTGGCGGTAGTATATTTGATTTCTTGGGTGGGCTATGAGTGAAACTGCGCTTTGCCTAACCTATACGCCATGGCAAAAGGAAGTTTTTTTTGAGAATACCGCACGCTTTACGACGATAGAAAAAGGTCGGCGTGTAGGATTTACCAAAGGCATAGCAAACGCTACGATTGAGTGGCTACTAGAAGGCAAAAAGGTGCTTTGGGTAGATACTATCACGTCAAACCTACAAAGATACTACGAACGCTATTTTTTGCCTGAATTAAAAGCTCTGCCAAAAGAGCTATATAGATTTCACGCTCAAGACAAAAAGCTAAGTATTGGCGAGGGCTACCTTGATATGAGAAGTGCGGAACGTCCAGAAAATATTGAGGGCTTTGGCTACGATATAGTAATTCTAAACGAGGCAGGCATAATTTTAAAAGATGCCTATCTTTGGGACAACGCCATAAGAGCGATGCTACTGGATAATCCAAAATCAAGAGCATTTATAGGTGGCGTACCAAAAGGCAAGAACCGCTTTTATGATCTTGCTAAACGTGGGATTAGCGGGGATAAAGACTGGAAAAACTATCAAATATCAAGCTTTAATAACCCGCTACTAAAAAAAGAACAAATAGACGAAATGGTGGCAGAGCTTGGTGGTATAGATAGCGATGTAGTGCGTCAAGAGATATACGGCGAGTTTTTAGACACAACCTCAAATGTGCTATTCAACCTTGCACTAATTGAAAACGCGTTTAGCACGCAGATGTCAAACGAAAAAGCTAGTATTGTTTGGGGGCTAGATGTGGCACGTGAGGGAGATGATGAAAGCGTGCTTTGTATTAGGCGAGGCTACGGCGTCACAAACTTTTATACTTTTCGGCTTGATAGCGTGACAGCTTTAGCAAGGGAAATTTTTGGCATATATGAGAGAAGTGAGGATAAGCCAGATGCTATTTTTATCGATAGCGTTGGCATTGGTGCTGGTGTGTTTGATACTTTGGTGGATTTTGGATTGCGTGGGATAATCAGAGAGGCTAAATTTTCATACAAGGCAACAAATGAGAAGCTTTACGCCAACAAAAGAGCGGAAGCATATTTTACACTCAAAGAGAAATTTAGGCTACTTAGTATCGTGCCAAATGATAAGTTAAAAAAGCAGCTTAGTACCATTAGTTTTTACTATGACAAGAAAGAGCGCTATTTATTATTGCCAAAAGAGAATATCAAAAAAGAGTTTGGCTTTAGCCCTGACCTTGCGGATGCCCTTGCTCTTACGTTTTTTGACCCATTGCCAGCAAAAATTAACACAATCAACTACGATGACGGAGGCGTTTGGTGAAAGAGTGCCAAAATTGGGTAGATTTGGCAAAACAAATCGAGTATATTTTTGAGCGTATTGATGTAGAGCTAATTAGGAAAGTGGCAACGCTTGATGATGAGGCTTTGCGTCTTTGTTTTTGTGTGATGATTTGCGAGTGGCTAAAAGGGGCAAAATTTATCCCTACAAAGCAAGCAAGAGTAAAACTTGCAACGGCTCTAAAACAAAAAGGGCTTAGCAAAAAAAGAGTGAGCGAGCTAGCAAATGTCAGCACAAGAACAATTTATAGACTAGGACACGAAAATGACGAACGATGAGAGAATAAGCTACCTTGAGGAGCTAGTGCAAACAGCATACAACGGCTATGCGGAGTATAAGCCGTTTTTTGACAAGCTAAATGATGCGTATTTATTGGTGCTTGAAAGCGAGCAGTATAACAGCCTAAAAGAGAGAAACAAGAGCAAAAACTACATACCAAAGCTCAATTCAAAAGCAAAAAGGATATATGACGGCCTTACTGAGACATACTTCAACAATGACACATTTGCCAAGCTAGAACCTTATATAAACTCAACGCATGATGTGATTGACAAGTGGCAAGAGGCGCTAAATTTCTACTGCGACAAAATAAATTTATATAAGATTTTTTCGCCTATCTTTTTAAAAGCTGCTTTTTCGGCAAGCTCGGTAGTAAAAGTGTTTTGGGGTAAAGATGAAGCAAAGATAGAGGAAGTGGATATAAATGACATCTATTTTGATCCTGATGCCAAAAATACAGACGACATCCGCTATATCGTGCACAGAATTTACCTTACAACAAACGACATCAAAAAGCTAATCAAAAATAAAACATTTAAGCAAATTGATCTAAGTGAGAATAGACCTTATGAGAGAATTTGCTTAAATGAAATTTATGAACTAAACGATGAGAAATGGAGCGTTAGCACGCTTTACAATAGCGAACTACTAAGAGATAAAGTAGAACTAAAAGACGGACAGCCATTTATCTTTGGCTATATGTTGCCACAAACAAAACGCA